GGAAAATGTAGCCCGTAACTATATATTCTATACAGTACAGTCGCCAGTTAATTAAACAGTTCTGCGGGTCATTTATGACCCCAGACTGTTTAATCTGCGGTTGATAGCGTAGTAGTATCTACGATAACTATTTTCTGGTACAACAGTACCCCTGTGACACTGTCCTATTATGTCCTATTATATACCTATTTAAAGGGTAGGCAAAAAGATTTTTTGCCAGAAAGTGTTCGTTTTAGGTGTTTGAACGGATTAATACTATATAGAGGTAGTTTACTACCTATTATAAGAAAAGCCTCTAGGGCTTTTCGTTACAGACTGTATCTACTGTCTGTTACTAACTGATTGTAATAGACTAATAGTTTATAGATGGGACAGGTCTGTGACTTTTCAGAAGGGGGCTAATAACCCCAGAAGTGATGCTATGGCAGTAGCAAAGGCAAAGGTTTTATCCTTTGTGTCTGAGGGGCATAGCCCTCATAAAGCCATGGAGTTGGTAAACAAAAAGCCAGACACTATCCGTATCTGGATGCTACGGGACAAAAAATTTGCGGCTGACTTGGTAGAAGCCAAGGAAGAAGCCAAAAGCAATTCTGTTAAGGCGCTAGGTATAGCAAAGGACGAAGTATCCTTTCCCCAGTTTTCTGAGATATTCCTGAACCAAAAAGCCTTTCCCCATCACCTAGATTGGATTGACCTTTTAGAGGGGCGTGAGCCTTCTTGGCTCCACCCTAGTATGAAATACGAGCCAGGCCAGCAGAGTCGGCTATTAATAAACGTTCCCCCAGAGCACGCTAAGTCCACAGTCATTACTGTGAACTATTCAACTTACCGCATCGCTCTCAATCCCAATGTCCGCATTATCGTGGTAAGCAAGACATTACTCAAAGCACGCGAGTTCGTGTACGCAATCAAGCAAAGGTTAAGCCACCCGCGCTGGTTAAAGTTGCAAACAACTTATGGACCAGAAGGGGGTTGGAAAGAAGATTCCGATACTTGGCGAGTTGATACTGTCTACCTTGGGAGCGATGCGCGTAACTCAAGTGAGAAAGACCCTACCCTTCAAGCCCTAGGTATGGGTGGTCAGATTTACGGTGCCCGTGCTGACCTGATTATCCTAGACGACTGTATTACTACTTCCAATGCCCATGAGTGGGATAAGCAGATTGACTGGCTACAAAAGGAAGTTATTACCCGTTTGGGTAAAAATGGTAAGTTGCTTGTGGTAGGAACTCGCATTGCCGCACAGGATTTCTATAAAGAGTTACGTGACCCGAAGTACTGGTCTGGCGGCAAAAGCCCCTTTACCTACATGGGCATGCCAGCAGTTCTTGAATATGACGAAGACCCCAAGAAATGGCAAACCCTTTGGCCTAGCGCAGACATCCCTTGGGATGGCGATGAAGATACTCCTGATGAAAACGGCTTATACCCTAAATGGGATGGCCCGACTCTAGCACGGCGTAGAGGCGAAGTAACACCCTCAACTTGGGCTTTAGTCTATCAGCAGGAGGATGTCGAAGAAGATTCCATCTTCCCGCCCGCCTTGGTTCAAGCAGCAATCAAAGGCACACGTAGACGTGGTCCCTTGAAGCCAGGCGCGGTGGGACATCCGACTGCTGTCGAAGGCTACACAATTATTGGCTTCGACCCTGCTATGGCAGGTAACGCTGCTTTCGTAGCGGTTACCTACAACAGAGTAGATTCTAAAATTTACGTTTTGGACTGCATCAACATGAGCGAACCGAATCCGCAAAAGATTCGTGCCATGATTGAAGAAATGGTTTTGAAATATAAACCACAAGAGTTTCGTGTAGAAATTAACGCACACCAGAAAGCCTATTCGCTAGATGATGATTTGCGTCAATGGCTATCTTCTTATGGTGTAAGACTTGAAGCGCACTTTACTGGCAAGAATAAGTGGGACACTAACTTTGGCGTAGCCTCCATGTCTACGCTGTTTGGAACAATCCGTGATGGCAAGTTCCAAAACAACAATGCTATTGAACTTCCTTCTACCTCTGACTCAGAGGGATTGAAAGCGTTAGTCCAGCAATTGATTACATGGAAAGCAAACACTAGAGGCAAAACAGATACTGTTATGGCTTTATGGTTTGCCGTAATACGAGCAAGAGAGTTTATGCAGCAGACAAGTTACATGACTAAGTTTGCTAATAATCGCTGGTCAACACGAGCACAAACAGATAGACGATATTCAATCAACTTAGACGAAGCCTTTGCAGAGCAATGGCAAGACAACTACGGATAGGAAAATAAAATGGCAATGAATTACGGACCAAAAATTGAAGGCGCAGGAAAGTCAGCACCTAAGAAACTGACAGTAAGCCAAGCAATGATTGACAGAATTAAATCAGATGGCATGACAGCAGCACTTAAGAAGGCTGGAACAGGTGCAGTTAGCGCATCATACATGGAAGGCGTAAAGCGCATGTACGGTGCTAAGCGTCTGGCTGCAGCAACTAATAAAAATGCAGCAGGTGCTAAAAAAGCAGTAGCCAAGAAGGTCGCAAAGATAAATGAAAAAGGCCGCCCTGGTTCAAAGTTTAAGTAACAGTTAGGATAACAAAATGGTAGCACCTTTAGTAGGAATAGCATTAGTTGCAGCCGCTCGCGGTGTTGCATCAAAAGTTGCATCTAACGCTGTTAAGTCAGCAGCAACTAAAAAATTAGTTGCTCAGGCTGCTAAGAAAAAGAAACTTGCCGAACCATCAAAGGCTTCCGTAAAAGTTAAACCTGCTGCTAGGCAAAAACCTAATCCACCAGATATATCTAAAATTGTAGATAGACAACAACGCCGTTCTTTTGGCGCTGAAGGTGAAGAAATGCCAAGTCGTTTAGAATTAGTCCAAATGCGAAAATTAATAACAGGCCAACGACCTGCTACTCAACCAAAAGGTTTTGGCAGTGGGGCTAGTAGAGTTAAAATTAATTCAAATCCAGTACGTGCTAATCGCACCCGTTCTGGAAAAAAAACAAAATAAATAATTTCCCCTTACGATAGGACAGCAATGGCATTATCAATTGAGCAGATTTCGGCACGCATTGATGCGCTCCGTTCGCGTTCTTCTGAACGTGAAAGTCGTCAATTAGATGTCCTTGCTGTCCGTAAGGGGCAAATTTCTCAGGTTTACCCTGAGTTTTTTCCTGAAGGTGTAGATGCAAATGTCGTGGCAAATTTTATTGACATTGTGGCTAAGGATTTATCCGAAGTTATGGCACCACTACCAGCCGTTAACTGCTCTGCGGCGAATCAAGTTAGTGACCGCGCTCGTACTTTCGCGGATAAGAGAACTCGTATTGCTACTAATTATTTTGCGAATTCTGATTTACAAGTACAGATGTACACAGGAGCAGACTGGTACATCACATTCGGTTTCGTCCCATTCATAATCGAATTAGACGAAGAAGATGGCTTACCGCGTATACGCATAGAAAGTCCGATAGGGGCTTACCCAGAGTTTGACCGCTATGGACGCTGTATTGCCTTCGCTAAACGATATACATTACCTTTGGGTGAACTGGTCGCACAGTTTCCAGAGTTTGAATATCAACTCCTTGGCAAGGATGGATTTAAGCAAAACTTAAGTTCACAAGTTGAGATTGTTCGTTATTACGATAAAGACCAATCTATAATTTATATGCCAGACCGCAACAATCTAGTGCTATCTTCAGCGCCAAATCCAATTGGCAAGATGATGGTAGTAGTTGCTAAGCGCCCATCTATTGATGGCGAAATGCGTGGACAGTTTGATGATGTACTTGGTATTCAGTTGCTTCGAAATAGGTTCGCATTACTTGCGATGGAAGCAGCAGAGAAGTCAGTACAAGCACCAATTGTTCTACCTAACGATGTTCAAGAATTACAGTTGGGTGGAGATGCGGTTATCCGCACAGCCAACCCAGCAGGTGTACGCCGTGTTGATTTAAATATTCCACCTGGCGCATTTACTGAACAACAATTACTACAAGCAGAACTACGCACTGGTACACGTTATCCAGAGGGACGTACTGGAAACATTGATGCATCAATCATCACGGGACAAGGCGTTCAAGCGCTTATGGGTGGTTTTGATACACAAGTTAAATCAGCACAAGCAATCTTTGCTTCTGCTCTAAAAGATGTTCTTACGATTTGTTTCCATGTTGATGAGATGTTCTTTAACTTTCAGAAAACAATTCGTGGTGTAGATGCTGGTTCTCCATACAGTCTTGAGTACCTACCATCTAAAGATATTAAGGGTGACTACTCAGCCGATGTCCGTTATGGAATGTTGGCTGGTCTTAATCCAGCACAAGGTCTTATTTTTATGCTACAAGCATTGGGCGGCAAATTAATTTCTAAAGACATGGCTATGCGTGAACTACCATTTGGTATTAACGTAACTAGCGAGCAAGAAAAGATTGAAGTAGAGGACATGCGCAATACATTGATTGGCGCACTACAAGCATCAGCACAGGCTATTCCACAAATGATTACCCAAGGTCAAGACCCGACTTCTCTGGTTAAGCAGATTGCCGATGTAATCAAGGCACGCCAGAAGGGTGTATCAATTGAAGACGCAATTAATGAAGTCTTCACTATAGAACAACCTCCTGCTGGTGCACCTTCGGTTGAGCAACCGTCCCCTGCTCCCGCCGCGCCAGCAGGAGGCGCTCCAATGGGCGGACCACCACCAGATATTCAAACATTACTTTCAAGTTTGACATCGAGTGGTAAAGCAACTGCAAGTGCTCGGACATCAGTTAGGAGATAACCGTGGCAACATCTCGTAAGAAAAAAGTTGCAACAGTTACTGATGAGTCCTATTCAAAATTAGACCAGTATTGTATTTGGTTATACGAGTTTCATGCTTCACTTATGCGTGCTGGGTTTTCAGAACCCATCGCACGTTCAATCATTTCAGATAAAGAATGTTATCCAGATTGGGTCGAATGGCGTATCCCAACTGCAGCAGAAGTTGAAAAATATTTAGATGATGAGGAAGATTAGAAATGGCAGAACAACAAGGTGGCAATAGACAACCAGCCAATCCAGCCCCAGTATCAGGTCCTGGCGCTCTTTCTCAGCGCACTGATGGGTCACCCACTCAACCAGCCACATACATTTCAGGATTGCCCTACGGACAAGGACAGCAAACCTACGACAACCAAGTAGCAGCACCAATGGCTGGTAACACAGTTCCGCAAATGGCTGGAATTGATGTTACTCCTTTAAGTGCACCTACACAATTTCCAGATGAACCTGGAACAGCAGGCATTGATATGGGTCCAGGAGTTGGTTCATCAGCAATGGGACTGCCAATGTCCAAACCAAGCGTTGTAAATGCATTACAAAAATTAGCCATGTTTGACGACAGCGGCGAAGCAGAACTTATTCTTCAGCAATTTAATCAATAGGAGCAACTAATGCGCGTTTTAAAACCAATAGTCGCAGAGGTTTCTCCTAATCTTTATTCAGCAGCCATGCGTGCTAATTTAAATCCAACTGAACAAAGTCAAATTGAACAAATGACTTGGGCTGTAAAAAAGAATAAAGAACTTACTCGCATGAATGATGATGATGCTCGTATAGCATTTGATAATCTAGACCCTAATGCGCAAGAAGGACTAAAAGTTTTCTTTGGTACTGCTGACTATATGCAGACTGCACCTGATTTTTCAGATAAATTAATGGGTGCTTTAAAGTTTACTGGTAAAGCACTTGCCAGCCCATTAATTGGTTTGTTTAAAGTTGCTGGTGCTTACAATCGTGTTATTAATACACCTTATTTGCTTGCACGACAGGTAGCCCAAGGTGAATCAATCTTTGATACTAAAGTTTGGGATGATGCTTGGGACGGTAAAAACGTTTATGACAATGGTGCGTTATCACAGGCTATTGACCGCTTTGGTAAATCAGATATTTTTATTGCGCAAGGATTATTGGCTGGTAAAAAGCCAGGAGAAATTTTAGATTCTTATGGAACACTAACTCCTGAAATTACTGCTTCAATGGAAAAAGCATTTAATGACCCAGATGCATTTAAGCAGGTTATGGATGCTATCT